GTTAATAGCAACACATAAAGTTGTACAGAAAGTACAATCCGCTTTTAATGCTGCACTCATGCAAGAGCCTGCAGGTGAGTTAGAAGAACTGGATGTACGTAAAACACATGGTGATAAACGCATCGATAATCCAGCTACAGGTAATGCTGTTAAGCTACGTACCGCATTAAAAGCACCTAAGGATTCTAAAGTGTATAGTATAGCTAAAGACATGTATGATAGATTAGCAGAAACTATGAGTGAGGAAGAGTTGTTAGAAAAAATTGTATTTTACCGTGACAAAAAAGGTAAATTACGTAGATTCGATAATAGGAAGTAAGTATGAGTATATTAAATAAAATATTTTCAAGTGGAGCTACAGAGTTAGTAAAAGGTGTTGGAGGGGTTTTAGATAATCTAACAACATCAAAAGAAGAGAAACTTGAAGCCAAACGTAAGATGGAAGAATTGATTACTAATCATGAAGCAAAAATGGAGCAAAATATTACTGATCGATGGTCAGCAGATATGAATTCAGATTCATGGTTATCAAAAAATGTAAGACCCTTAGTTTTAGTCTTCTTAGTAGTATCAACTGTATTGATGATATTCATAGACGCTGGTGTATTAGCATTTACCGTTGAAGAAAAATGGACAGACTTACTACAGTTAGTACTCATTACTGTAATAGGTGCTTACTTTGGAGGTCGTACTGTGGAAAAAAGAGGCAAGAAGTAACAGAATACTTTTCTTAATATATATTTATATATAGTATGGCTAAACAAAGTATAAAAGAGGTAGTAGCATCAGAGTATATTAAATGTGCACAGGATCCTGTGTACTTTATGAGAAAATACTGCATGATACAGCACCCTATTAGAGGTAAGATCAAGTTTGATTTATACCCGTTTCAAGAACGATCATTACTACAATTCAAAGATCATGACTACAACATTATATTGAAATCCCGACAGTTAGGTATATCAACTTTAACTGCGGGATATTCCCTATGGTCTATGATATTTAATGAAGATTTCAATTGCCTAGTAATCGCGATAAAGCAAGATACGGCTAAGAATCTTGTAACAAAAGTTAGAGTAATGCATGATTTCCTACCAAGCTGGTTACGGCCAGGTGTAGTAGAAGATAATAAGTTATCCCTTAGATTGAGTAACGGTTCTCAAGTGAAAGCTGTATCAAGCTCACCAGACGCAGGTCGTTCAGAAGCACTATCATTATTAGTTATTGATGAAGCAGCGTTCATCGATAAGGTAGATGCTATATGGACATCTGCTCAACAAACACTTGCAACCGGTGGTAAGGCGATTGTATTATCAACACCTAACGGTACTGGTAACTTCTTTCACCGAACATGGATGAAAGCAGAATCTAATGAAAATAAGTTTAACACCATACGATTACACTGGACAGTACACCCGGAGCGAGAGCAAAAGTGGAGAGATGAGCAGGATGTAATTCTCGGTCCTGATCAAGCAGCTCAAGAATGTGATTGTGATTTTATATCATCCGGAGCTACTGTAATACCGGGTCAGTTATTAGAATGGTACAGGTTAAATCAGTGCATGGATCCTGTTGAAAAGCGCGGAATAGATGATGCGTTGTGGATATGGGAGTACCCTAATTACACGAAAAATTATATAGTAGTAGCTGATGTCGCGCGCGGTGACGGAGCAGATTACTCAACATTCCATGTTATTGATATTGAGACAGTTACCCAAGTAGCAGAATTTAAAGCTCAATTAGGTGTTAAGGAATTCGGTAATATGCTTGTTAATATATCGACGGAGTATAATGAAGCGCTATTAGTTATAGAGAACGCAAATATAGGTTGGGCCGCTATACAACCAGCGATAGATCGAGGATATAGGAATTTATATTACACATATAAGCATGAAGGGGTAGTAGATCCTGAAGTGCAATTACGTAAAGGGTATGACATGAAAGATAAGTCGCAGATGGTACCTGGATTCACAACATCGAGTAGAACGAGACCACTTTTAGTTTCAAAGCTTGATATTTATTTTAGAGAAAAATCATGTATTGTACGCTCAAAGCGATTGATTGATGAACTATTCGTATTTATATGGAAAGGATCAAGACCAGAAGCACAGGGAGGGTATAATGATGATCTTGTAATGGCATACGCAATTGCTATGTATGTACGAGATACAGCATTAAAATTACGTAGTGACGGATTAGAGTTAGATAAACGAGCATTAGGCTTGATGGGATCATCAACTGGACACGATGGTGTTTATGGTCAAACAGATGTAGGTACTCATGATTCGTGGAATATGCAATTAGGTGATGATCAAGAAGATTTAACGTGGCTTATATAAAGGAATACAATGGCAGATAAAACATTTTTTGGAAGATTACGAACACTATTCTCTACTAATACAATTGTACGTAGAGTAGGTAAAAACAAATTACGTGTAATCGACGTTAATAAAGCTCAAGCAACCAATAGCTTAGCAACTAATAGGTTAGTTGATAGATATAATAAGTTACATGGCACAACAGCTAACATGACTTACAACCAATATCAAACATTTCAAACTCAAAGAATAACTCTATTCACAGATTATGAGTCAATGGATGAAGATTCGATAATATCGTCTGCATTAGATATATATGCAGATGAGTCAACTATGAAGAATGAGTATGGTGAAGTGTTATCTATAAAATGTGATGATGCAGAGATACAGGATATACTTCATAATTTATTTTATGACGTACTGAATATAGAGTTTAATCTATGGCCATGGATACGTAGTATGTGTAAGTACGGAGACATGTATCTCAAGCTGGATATAACAGAGAAGTTAGGTATAACTAATGTATCCCCTATTTCAACATATGAGATGATCCGCGAAGAGGATACAGATGAAGAGCATCCAGAGTATGTAAAGTTTACTCACGATATATCAATGGGTGGTAATGTACAGACTGCAAAAACAGAATATGAGAATTACGAAATAGCACACTTCAGACTGCTCTCTGATTCCAACTTTCTACCATACGGTAAATCAATGCTCGAGGGAGCTAGAAAAAACTGGAAGCAATTAACTCTTATGGAAGATGCAATGATGATCCATAGAATTATGCGTGCACCTGAAAAGAGGGTATTCAAAATTGATATAGGTAATATACCACCTGCAGAGGTTGATAACTATATGCAAAAAGTTATTAATAAAATGAAGAAAGTACCGTATGTAGATCCACAAACAGGTCAATATAATCTTAAGTTTAACATGCAGAACATGATGGAAGATTATTATATGCCTATTAGAGGTGGTCAGAGTGGTACTGAGATTGATACCTTATCTGGTATGGAATTCGGTGGTATTGATGATGTTGAATACTTAAGAAATAGAATGTTTGCAGCGTTAAAGATACCTAAAGCGTTCTTAGGATACGATGAAACAACAGAAGGTAAAGCTACATTAGCAGCAGAGGATGTTAGATTTGCAAGGACTATAGAGCGACTACAGCGTATTGTATTATCAGAGCTAACGAAGCTAGCCATAGTACATTTATACGCACAAGGGTATACTGATGAAAAATTAGCTGGGTTTAAGTTAGATTTAACTAACTCATCCATTATATATCAGCAAGAAAAAGTGTCATTGTGGAGTGAGAAGATATCATTAGCAGATAGTATAAAAGATAATCAGATGCTCTCAGAGAACTGGATTTATGAAAAAATATTTGAGTTAAGTAAAGAAGATATAGAAAAAGAACGTGCTAATGTTATTGAAGACGCCAAAAGCGCTTTCCGAAAAACATCAATCGTAGACGAAGGTACTGATCCTGCAAACCCACCAGAAGGTCCTGAAGAGGATGGAGAGGGTGAAGACGAAGATGATTTTTCATTCGGAGAATCAGGCCCTATAGGTCGACCACCTGAAGGCGTTAAGTATGGTACACAGGATCATATCCGAGGTAGAGATCCATTAGGATCAGAAACAAAAAATAGAGATGTACGGAACAGGGATAGATCTATTAAGCATAAGTATAATGGTAGTCCGCTAGCAAAGGAATCCTTTAGCGGATTATTACAATCTATGAAGAAGAGTAGTCTACTAAATGAAAATAATTTATTAAAAGATGAGTCTTTATCAGATAGCTGATATTTATAAGAGTATAATAATATATAG